CTTTGTGTTACGCTCTTTCTTGGAATTTCTTAGCCATTCAGCATGATATTGTCTATGCAATGCTGCTACTGCTATCATGTCAAATCCATCTCGGAAAAATTCCTGAATGGATCCGTCTAACTTAGTAAAATCTGATGCTGTAGCTGAAATCGTACCTTGTGATTTCATGAACAATATCTGCGACACTTCCCGCGGGTGCTTTCCAAAAGCATACCAATGACATAACTTAAATATATGTGTCATAATCGGTATGGTGAATTGTCCCATTATGGCGTTGTGAGCCATCGGTAGTGTGCTGATGTTTCTAGGTGCTGTTAACTTACCATAAGATTCCACTTTCTGGAAGGACAAAACCGTGGCTTTGCCTTGCATTGCGTAATCTGCCTGTGCGAGCTTCGCTCGTTGAGTGGGTTTACTGAATCTGTCCCAGATCTCTTCGTAGGATAAAGGTGTCACTGATCCCATCCGCGAAGATGGTACCATGTGTCCCACAAATTCATGTAAATATGAGTAGTAGCTCGGCGGTATTGGATATCGTTTGTTCTTAACTTCCTCTATCCTTCCCTTCAGGCATGCCTTGTCATTGTTGTATGACTTAACCGGTGAGAACGCGATACCGTTTCCGTATCCCGGCCAGACTGCCCGCATGGTTGGTTTTCCATCCTCAGAAGCCAACCCGTCTACTGACTGATAGGAATGTGTGTCCTTTTGTTCGACACAAGGGGTGATTAGCTCAGGTCTTTCATTGAAAACTCCCGGACAATTCTGATAAATGTGGAAAAACAACGTGGCAGCATGTAATGTGTTCGCCACGTTGTGTGTCGAGAAATATCTCTCCACGTCAGATATGTGCGGTGTTTTGTTTGTAATCAAGCGTATATAAGCCGCTTGAAACGTGTCAGACCGTATGGTACAAGCTGGTGTATCCCCTGCATAGGCCATGCTATGCCACAATTCCACCACTCCTTCGTCATTGGTTTTCGTGAATTTACTGTACATGACGCCCGCTTTATTGAAAGTGCGTCGTCTAAGCCTCCTACCAGGCAGTATCCAACCCAAAATAAATGGCACAAACCTAACCGGGTTAAAATAAATGATCCTCCGTGTTTCGGTCACCTTTATTTGTTCGATTAGGTATATATATGCGCCATACCAAGTGTCAATGACTACATGGTCATTGTCGT